CCAGACAAGCGGATCACTCCCGTCAGCTCGCAGTAGTAGAACCTTGTCAAACGCCTGAACAAATTCGACGTGAACAATACCTGTAGTCTCGCCCACAGGCAGATTAATTTTGACAGGCGTTTTCCCGTAAGACATTGCCCAGACAAAATCGCTGTCCAATTCGGCTACCAACAACATTTCGCTGACAGCATTGGGCGACATGTACACGTCGCTGCCGATAAACATATCCGTGTACGCAGGGTTAAAATCGCCCGCTGGCTGAACACCGCCTCTTGGCTCGCAAAACCCACGCCTGCAACGGTTGTTCGTTGCGCGGGCAAGAGTACCGGAAGGCAGTTTGTCCCGGTCGATCTTGTTGTTTACCCCTGTAAAAAACTGGTCGCCGTCAACGATTGGTTGGGAATCCAAGTCCCCGTATGAATCCCATTTAATCTGTCATCGCATACCCCTTGATCATTCTGGAACCCCTAGGTGCTCGATTATTGCTTTGTTCTTTCCGAGTAGCCCATCGACAGTTTGAAGGCATGTAGTGGCCATCAGTATTGATTCGATCTATCGTCATTCCTTTGGGTCGTTCGCCCATGTCGGATAAGAAGTTTTTGAATCCGTCCCTTCGGGAACTATGCCATCTTTCGCAGATTAAAATTCCGCGTCCACCGTAATACGGATATTGAGGACGTTTTGGGTCGTAACATCGCCTGTGCATTGATGACCATACCGAATAAGTTGGATCAGTTGGCATCCTTCCACCTGAATTACTTCTGTCATGCGTTCGATTATTATTACGCCTTAGGCAACCACATGACTTTGTATTTCCACGAACTAAATGAACCCCTCTAACAACAACGGTTTTACCGCATTCACACTTGCACTCCCAGTGAGTTTCTTTTTTGATAATACCATAAAAGCAAGTCACGGTTAGACGCCCAAACGTTTTTCCCAAGAGCTTTGATCGCTTATCTATTCTTGACATGATTACGTACATAGAAATGAAAAGCAGTTCTTGCTAGGCAACTTCCACAACTTCAAAAGCGTGAAATCTTAGGCGAGAATTTTGAAACGGCCAAAAGAAGAACCACGCAGTCGGGACACGGCTCAGTTCAACGGCAGCCATGTTAAATACGCTGGCTGGGAAATTGACCAGTTTATCCAGTAACTCAGCCTTTGTCGGGGTACTGCTAAACTCTACATCAGCAGAGTTAACATTTTGCGGGAAACTGACACGCACAGTACGCGAGCTTGGGTTATCGCGTTGCAACCGCATCGCCAGCATGGTCGCGTATCCTCCCGCGCCACCTACATTCTGAACAAAGTGCGGGAAATTCTGGGTCATAGCCCTGCGTAGATTCGCCCCTTCCAAAATGACTCCGGTCGGTATCACCCCGTAATCGTTGTCCGGTCGCCAGAAATTGCTGTTCGTTGTGCCGATCCCGATGTCACTGGACAACAGCTTGGACGCGCCCTGTTCACGGTTAGGACCGCCAGCCTGAGAGTTGCTGAACCCGATAAACACTTCGCTTCCCGTCAACGGCAGATTGTCTCCCTCGGTTTTTAACCCGATAAAATACCTGCTATCGGCAGGGTTAACGTTCCCAATGGAAGCAATCGTTTCCGATAACCCAGTGATCGTATCGTCAGCACCGGAAGTAGTCAGAGACAAAAACCAGCCTACACGCAGATCAATCCAGCCATCAGCGCGAATCGGCTGAACCAAATGCCTGCGGGTATGCATGACAATGATTTGGTCGCCAGACTTATCGAAAACGTGTGCATCGGCCATTTAGATATGTCTCCATCTCCTTCGTAATCGTATCGCACATATGTGTCCTCTGTTTACTCCAAACTCGGAAGCTGCTTCTTTATGGCTTAGTGGACTGGAACGAATTTGCTGAACGGAATCAGAAGTTAGCTTTGCCATTCCATTGCTTTCACCATAATGCATTCGCCATTTTAAGCAGGCATCCTGAACGTTATCAGATTGAGTACCCAAAAAAAGGTGATTTGGATTTACGCATGGCCTAGTATCACAACGGTGTAACACGCTCATTCCTGAAGGTATAAGCCCATTGTGAATCATCCATGAGGCTCTATGTGCTAACGTTGTTCCATGAAACGAAAAAGCTCCATATCCATTACTGTGAAAGCCACCACACCATAACCAGCAACCGGAAAAAGGCTCAGGAATATATTTATGGCTGAATTTAGAGATCTTCGGAACCTTTTTGGCTGCCCTGTTTTTACGCCTTCGTTCGTTAATTTTGCCGGAATTACGGATTCTGTAAAGGCGTCGCTGTTCCTTGAATCTCTCAGGATGTTTCGATTTATACCTTTTCTGGTATTCCGACCTACTTAGTCTCATCCTTTATTTCAAATTGTGATCGAAAAAGTTGCCCTGATCATCAATGATTTCGCAATCGCCGTGGTTATCGCTGCCGCTCAGTTGAGTAATGTTCCCGACCGGCATAGTCTCAAAATCGTTTCCAGCTTCATTGGAATGGTCCTTAAAATTCCCTGTGAGGATTTGCACCGGCATAACATCATTGCTCTATTGTTACCTGATCGGTGAGCACGTTGGGTTTAGGCAATAGTTCCTGCCCAACCCGATTCTGTTGCTCAGTTGGCACAAGCTGTTCTTCGGCCATGCCTTTGGTATGTTGACCCTCTGATTTCAGCCAGTCGGCATACACCCCGCGCACAACCTGATCAGCCAAAGCATAAGGAAATGGAACCTTTTCCCAGTACGGGTTGGCATCCTGATTTAGGGTGACGCGTACTCCCACCGGGGTCTGGGTTGTTAACGATAATACATTGGGCGAACCGGCAAGTATGCTTCTCCCAACTCCCTGAAAAAACGTGTCAGAAGAATTATCTATCGCCATCGTTAACCCGGCCAATATACCCAGATCACTTTCATTCTCAGACGTATAATCAACAGAATGAATTTCATTGCTTTCATCTGTGACTTCCAGAGTGTACGTAGCACCTATAACAACATCATCGGTTGCCAGGGTTACTTGCGTAATTTGCGGTGCTCCGGCTGCCCCTGAAACTACAGGCAGAAACGATTGAACCTGTATAGTGGTCAAATAATAAATCGGTCCACCGTTCGGAACATAGAACGGAGCGCTACTCCCTAAAGGTCTGATAAGATAAAAGTCGGATGCATTTTCAAACCGGATTTTTTTATTGGCCGGGTCAGCAGTAATAATGAACGTACTTAAAAACGGATCGGCAGCAAGGGTGTTCCGCATATTAGTTATAATATCCGACAGATTAGTCACTCCATCAGCCAGCACCGTAGCAGAGGTTAACAAGCTACTATCAGGGTTAAGAATCGGACAATAAAACTGAGATAAATCAGGTGGAACATCAGGCGGGATTACGTCTGAATTGGTTGTGAAATAGAGATCAATAATCTTGGTTTGCGCGGCCAACCCCGGATTATTGTTTTCAGCAGTTTGCGTCACTACTGGCGGCAACGGTTGATGCGTGAACGCCAATGACGGATCATGGCCAATGTTCCCGTTTACCCTGCTTTTAAACACTTCCCCGGCTCTCTTGGAATAAACCAAGTCCCCGACCGAATACGTGTTCTGAACATTCCACGGGGTAGAAGTAAACTGCGGTACAGGCAACATGAACTTCATCCATACCTGTGCGCCATGCTCGAACCCTACCCAGACCCCGTTACTCAAACGCCTGAACGGAATATCCAATGGTCCATCAGTAATTCGCGGATCTAGTAGATACACCCGCAACAACCGATCCATCTGAGATAATCCCGGTGCGCCGCTGAACCCGGTTGCGTTCAACGGAACAACGTGATTCACGTCCGGTGTACGTGCTTCGATCGTTGTCCACTCAGGGAAATCTTCTTCGTTAGCTAGTTTCCGCACCCATTTATTGATGGAACTTACGAGAGCTGCAGTATCAGCGCCGGTGCGATCTTTAGCCGGGTCAAGTCCGGCTTGATACATGACAGGATTTAAAACCCCGTCACGAAAAGATATACTTCGATAAGTTGGACTGGCCATTGTATTAGTGATTTCTAGCCCAAGTAAACCCAAAAACGCAACAAATAAGGTTCTGATCATAGGCGGGGGACATAGTCATTCAGTTAACCTCTTGCAATAGCGCATTTCCGGCTCCCGATTTTAGTGCCTCGATTCCGTGGATACAATTTCGTCTGCGCTTGTAACCTTCCGAGCCATCCGCAATGATCCGGCCGTTTCTAGCAATCAGACTCCAACGCCATTCTTTTTTACTGTCTTTATAAATTAGGAATTTCATGGTGCGTAGTTTGAGCAGTTTGTTGTGTCACTTTCGCATACCCGATAAACCGCAGTCGGGATGCGCCCCAGTGAATCCGAATACCAACCCGTGTTTTGAACTTTGATCAGGAATATTCCGTTCCTGTAGATATCCATATTTTCTGCAGTTGAACCGTACCAGATCAAATCAGCCTGATAACGTCCACGCCATTTGTAGATGTTGGCGGTCAACCCGATCACCGGAACAGGTGTAGGCGTTGGACTCGGAGCAATGGTAGCGGTCGCGGTAGGAGTAGGGGGAGGCGCTAAAGTTGCCGTAGCGGTTGCTGTTGCTGTCGGGGTTGGCGTAAACGTTGCAGTCGGCGTCGGGCTTGGTGCAATCGTAGCGGTTGCTGTCGCGGTCGCCGTAGGAAGAGGGCTTGGAATCGGGGATGGAGTTACCCCGCCGAATCTGCGTTGCGCAGGAATCATTCCCACCATCGGGGTCAAATCCGGCCCAATCGCTGGCCACGGCAAATCCGTATCCCACCATGCGGGTTTAGATGAGTAGATGTAGCTATTGGGGATAGTGTGGTCGGGAATGTTCGGATCCCACACCACGCCATTATGAATGGCATCCCAGTTGCCGTGTCGGATAATCGTCGCTTTAACGTTCAGGTCGCGTTGCTGGCAGCTATCTAGCGTGTTTCCGAGGCCGCTGTAGTCAGGCGGGTTTTGCGGGCCGTAGTCCACTGTCCAGTTTTGGTTGCCTATGTTCGGATAACCAAGCTCGAAGATGGACGATTCGAATGGGCCGTTTAAGCTGGATTCGTAAACGGTGTTGACGCCTGCTGTTCCCAGCACGTTGCCGACAATGTTGTAGTAATTCGAGAAATGCTTGAGCCCAGTCTGCCAGTCGATGCGGTTACGGAGCAAGGTCGTGTAGCTGGATGACCCGAAGTATCCGTCATCCTTGTACCAGTGCATCACGTTGCCTTCGGCCAGATTGAGCCAGCTACCTGTTCCGTGACAGAAGCTGATGTCCCACCAGCCGGGTTCGGTGTTTACGATGTAGTTATACGAAATGACGTTGCAAGACGCGCCCCTGCCACCATCCGAAAAGATGATCGCCATTGCCCCGCCACGGTTGCAGATGTTGTCCTCGACAAGGTTCCATGACCCTGACAGCGTAATCCCTTCGTGGTTAGGGCCAGCCGCGACCTCTGTGTGCGTGTAGCACCTGCGGATCTCGCACCTGACGCTATTGGTCACGAACATCTGGCGCGACACGGCGTTCAGGACTTCAACATCCTGTATCCATGACCCGAAAGCGTTCTCGTATTCGAGCGGGAAGGGGGCTGTGCCGTTTGTGCAATCTATTGTGAAACTTTCAACGCCCAACCCCTGCACAAGTGTCCCGTTCTGGGGGAGCACCATTGGCGTCATGCCGCTCATGTCGAACGGTATCGGCGGATCGAACGTGACGCTTGTGGCGGTCTTACTGCGAACCTTGAACGTCACGAACAATGTGCGTTCAGTATCAGGAAACCCGCCAAGGTTATGCGCCCATGAGGGCAGCCTGTTCGGGCCGATTGAGATTGGCTGGTCAACGGAGAATGGCGTCGTGTCAGCAACCGTGATGGTGTTACTGCCTTTGGTCGCCCCGCCCGTCACCGGAACCCAGTTAGTCGAAGGCGGCCAACCCGCGCTGCCGCGCAAGTAGATGTTGGCGTTCCCGTGAAGCTGTAGGATCGTTTGGCCTTGACCAGCTCCGCGCAGTGTCCTGTTGCCCTTCATGAATGTGCTAACGGTGCTATTTATCTGGAATGTGCCAGCCGACAACAGCACAACCTGATTGGCTGGGCAGGCGTTAAGTGCGCTTGTGATAGCCGGGCCATCGTCACCGCCACTTGGGGTTAGCGTTTGGAATATGGTGGTGCGGCTGGGGATACCGCCAGGAACACCCACGTTCCCCTGCCACGGCGCGAGCCGATCATCTGGAATTATCGTGGACGGTGTTACCACGTTTTGCATCACGGCATTGATAGTCTGCCGTTGTTTCGGTTTCGCCGAACTATCGCTGGACACCTTTTTGCCGACCTGCGTCGCCGTGAATATTGCTCCGGCCGCTACCGCGATTGTTGCCGCTTTTTTGACTTTTTTATTCATAAATTCACCAGTAAAAGAATCCGTTTGTTGCTGATTGAGTTGGTCCGCTTGTGGGCGTGTACGTGATCCTGATTATCCCTTGTGCGCCTACGCCACCGTCACCGGCTCCTTCGGCGGAACCGCCACCAGCTCCACCGCCATAAAGACCGCCTGGACCACCAGCCCCACTGTTATTCTCACCTGTGCCAGCACCGCCACCCCCTGAGCCATGAGTGGAATCAAATTCTTGCCCCGCCCCGCCGTCACCAGCAGTTCCACCGGAAGCAAACCCGTTGCCGCCACCGCCACCGCCGTTCGTGCCATCGGTTCCATCGGAAGCAAATCCACCGCCTGTGCCGTGACCTGTGCCACCTGAATTATCGCCGCCGTTAGTGCCATTGTTGCTGGCTGTTGGTCCGTCAACTCCCTGTGTCCCGCCACCGTTACCGCCACCGCCCATGCCACCGCCGTGACCCGCCGATGATCCGTTAGAGGAACCGCCTTTAGCGCCTGCTCCGTTCGGTCCACCTGCGCCACCGCCACCTGCCCCACCTTCAAAGGCTCCTTCACCCGCTTGCCCACCTGCGCCACCTGCATTATGCGTGTCGCCTTGTCCACCTGTTCCGCCAGCACCGCCTGCCGTGTTCGCTCCGGTTCCGCCTAGCCCGCCACCTTTGGCGCTTACAGTGGAACCGGCTAGCGTGGTTCCATTGAAAAGTGTGTCGCCCCCGGCAGTATGAATCGCGCCACCAGTTCCAACCGTGATGTTGATCGTGCTGCTTGGGGTAAGCGTGACATTTGTGGACTTGGAGTATTCACCACCACCGCCGCCGCTGGTACTTCCACCTTTCGCCCCGCCGCCACCACCGCCCCCGATGCATTCAATGGTGTTAGCTGCATTGTTCCAGTCAGAGGGAACATCCCACGTGGTTAGACCAGTATCAGTGAGATAGATCGTGGTATCCGCAAATGCGGATGAAACCAGGAACAGGAATAAAAGCAGGAACCGTTTCATTTATATGTTGTCCAGCTTCGCTAACAATGTCCATTTCGATGAGGTAGCGTTCCATACGAACAGGCAATACAGATATTTCCCAGCCGTGGTTGTAGTCGGTAACGCCAGATCGGTTGAAGCAGCGAACGATGCGCCCCAAGAAATAGTTCGTGCGCTTCCATTGTCCTTTATCCAGATAAGTAATTTTTGACCCTCTGTCGGTGTTCCCGACAGGTTAGTGGTCATACTGGTGATGTTTGTCGCCAGAGCCGTGATCGTGAACTCGTCAACGTTATCGGTGTTGATGGTCGGGGTAGCACTTGAAGCCGTTGTCCCTACTCTCGGAGTCACCCGTTTATTCGTTAAGGTCTGTGTATCAGTCGTTCCGACAATCGCCCCGCTTGGAGCAGTAATAGGACTTTGGATAACCCCACTAGCATCCGTGTTTGTGATCCCAGCCGACTGATCCAGAACATTGACTTTTCCGTCATCATCCGTATCGAATGTATGCCCCCAATCGTAAACCGCGTTCTTGGAAGGCGCGATGGTTGTCACCCCGTTCCATGACGACGCAAACGCTGTGTCGTTTACCTGACTGGCAGCAGCAGCACTTGTCCAGTTCGTGCCGTCACTGGTCATCACGTTCCCGCTCGTGCCGGGGGCAGCATAAGTTTCCGTTGAAGGTTTGAATGCAGCGCCGTCGCTCTTGAGGATCTTGCCATTGGTCGAAGCAGACGTTCCTACCCAATAACCAACATTTGCGCTAAAGATGCCTAATCCTGGATCTGTAGTATTACTGAGACTAGCTCCACCGGAACCAAACACTTGAATGCCGGTTGATAAAGATCCAGAATTGATAGGTCGTATAGCAACCTTTGAAGTCCTGCTAAGATTCGTAACGTCCGTCCATGACACATCAATCGCGCCGGCCTGTTGATCTACCGTAGTTGAACTTTCCAATCCGAACGAGATTCTTGCACCTAACCCGTTCGCTGGTGTCCCAGTCGAGTCGTGGTTAAGCGTCAATAACGTGTCCACAGCGTTCGTGGTCGCGTTGTTTAGGACTACCGTTTGCGTTCCGGAAAGCGTGAGAAGATTAGTCGTCTTATTCCAAATCAAATCAGCGTCCCCTGCAAACGAGCCAGCGTCGTTAAATTGAATTTGAGTATCGCTACCGCCCGGACTGCCGCTGCCGCCCGTTGAAGCAATAGTTACCGTGTCTGTCCCGGCGTTGGTTGTGATGGTAACGTTCGATCCGGCTGCAAGCGTCAACGTGTCTGCCGCAGAATCAGCTACCACATCGCTCTGGCCACTGACTGAGATAGTCTTGAACGAACTATCCGCGTAGTCCGTTCCCGCTGTCGCCGCCGAAACGATGTTGCTGGATGCTTTAAGCAGTCCCGAAGCGACGTTTATCTGAAGGTTGCCATCCAGACGGGTAACGCCGTTATCCACCCATAAAGCGTAAGGATTCGTGATTGTAACTGAGCCAGATGCCAACGGAGAATTTTCAATCCATAGGGTAGCCGCATTGGTAACTGTCACGGATGAACTATCTGTGTAAGTAGGTCGATAAATCGCTGCTTTGTTAAACCCTGTAGCCGTTGTGATGTTCGTGCCGCCACTGATGGTGCTGGTCTTGGCATCAATCTTAAACTCATCCAGCGTTGCAGACGCACCGGAAGCAACGGTCTGCCCAAAATAAAACCTTGCGCCTTCGGTTCCGCCGCCGTCATTGGAGAAAAGGATAGGCGCGACCGAATCCATGAGACCAACATGCCCAAGTTGACCTACCGAAATCACGAGCCTGCCGTAAGCATCAATCCAGCTATCGTCAGTCTGAAGAATGCCAGAGGTCGTGAAAGCGTCCCCAAGAACGTGAATGAAAAAGTCGCCCGATGAACTATCTATCCATAGCACTCCCTGTGACAATGCTCCAAGACTGCCACTTTTGATCTTGACCTGCGTTACCCCATTAAAACTACTGTCAACGTGCAATCCTGTTGCCGGTGTACCAAATACAGAAGTTGTAGAAGGAAAAGTAGCTGTGCCGCCACCTGCAAGGTTTATAGTTGGCGCGTCAATCGTCGGGTTTCCAGAAAACACGAGGTTGCCAGCCGTTCCGGTCTCATTCGTCACCAATGACGCTAGATTTGCGCTACTGGGCGTAGCCGTGAACGTGTCGAACCCACTCGCCCTTGTAATAGCCGCCCAGCTTGTCAGGTCAGCGTCAAACGCCTGAACATTCGTTCCAATGACAAGACCCAGACTTGTCCGACCCGTAGCCGCGTTAAGACCTGTTGCGCCCCCGTCCCATTTCAGTCGATCTGTAAACGCCGTGTCCCAGTTGGTATGACTATCAGTAATCGTCCCTGATACTCCACTGGTGATCGTGAGGATTCCTGTTCCTGTAGCCCGTTTGATTGCTTTCCCGCTTGTGCCATTGAAAAGAGCCACTTCACCGTCAACGGATGATGCCGGGCCAACAACATCACCACTACCGCCACCCCCTGAAATCCCGCCAAGAGTTAACCCTGTAAAATCCAGATCATAAATTGCCCCTGCCGATACAGGCGGTTTTTTAACAGCATGTGTGATCGTGTCGTACTGCATCGCAGCAGTACCAGCCTTTGCATAATGGCAAAATACCAATAGCAACGCGATCAGGACGCCCCAGAGACATAGCTTTACAATAACCTTGTTCCGTTGCTTACGGCGAACACGGGAACAAATCACGCAATGGCAATCAGCTATGCTGTTTTTACCCATGCTTCCCTCCAAGTGGCGTAAGAGTGAACTGTTTCCCCTCGATGTTTGCAGCGACCCCCGGCCAGAACCGATAATGCACAACTTGTTCGTCTATTCCGCCGTTACCATTCTGGAACGCAGGCGCACCAATCCTTCTGAGCAGGCAAGGGGACATTTCACCTAGCTTGTTGTGAGGACCTACATCAGCCACAACAGCAGGCTCAAAATTGCCTTCGGGGTATTCAACAGTAGCGAAACATCCCAGAACAATCTCAGGCGTCAGATTAATGACTTCAGGCGGAAGAACAATAAAGGGAACCTCGTCCCCGTTGACGGGTTTCCCATTGAAATGAAGCGAAGTCTCAGCCTGCCCGTATGGATCTTTATGCCAGTACGGAGCTCCATCGACATCGTTGTCAGCGTCGCCGAAAAAGAAGTAAGCAGGTTTTCCGTTTAAACGGTCGTTGTCATCCCTGATAATATTCGCGGTATAATTTTCGCCCTTACTCGAAATCGTTGTCAGTAATTTCAAACCAGATACTTCAACCTTCCTTTTTTGCCGTTCACGGACTTGGGTAGTTCGACCCTGCGAGCTGCTTCCATTCGTGCCGGTCGCGTGATTTTCAGCCAGTACCGAGCTACCGGATCGTTTGCGTGTTTATTGTGCCTGCCGTTTTTACTCATACGGGAATTAATCCCTTCAGGTACACGTACACACCAATACCGCCTACGATCAGAGAGATTATCCCCCATTGAATCAGGATGGTTTTGCTCTGGCTTACGATCTTGATTTCGCTGTTTTTTTCGGCGTCTTTCCATGCGTCACGTTCCCCCTGAAGCGTACCAACTTGCGTTTGTAACTCAGTCAGTTGCCCGTTTGCCTTATCCAGATCGATCTTTTGATCTTTAGCCAGTTGAACAATGTGTTTAACCGTTGCCTGTATCTCGCCCCAGGATAGTTTGGAAATATCCTCATCGGTTTGCCCGTGACACAGAGTAATCGCCCCTAGAATTATCAGGATCGCGCCAACTGTCAGCCATACAGCTTCAACTCGTGTTCTCACTGGTTGTCCTTTGGTTTATGAGTTTCCAGCCAGCGATCGATCAGGACAGCTTTACGCTCCATCCGGTCGCCTTTGGTTTGCGCGGAAGAAACAGCCACACGTGTCGGTTCAACAGATGGACCAGACACGTAACTTGTTTTTGTCGCGCACCCCGAAAGCGTCACAACCAAAATCAGTAGTATTGGTTTTAGCTCCACAGGTAACGCGGGGTCACGTACGCAGCAGCAAATCCGCAGACGGTGATAAAACTGCCCTGTATTTCAGCAGGAATATCAAAGTGCCAGATGGTTCTGACCGCCCATGTTCCGATTGTGACTAGTCCACTGATTACAGCGAACACGGTCACACGCGGGTTAGGCGCGAGCGTATTGGGGTTTGGGTTTTCGTCAGGCATTGTTTTCTTTCTGGTTGGTTTTTAAATATCAGGTGGCAATTTCGGTGTCGGATACGGGGTAGGAGAAGGATGCGTCATTAACTCGTATCGTCTTACCCAGTCAGGTACGACAGTAGGGGTAGGAGACGGTTTCGGTTCCTGTTTGTTCCGAGCAGATTTCTTGCTGTGATGTGTTGTCGCCCGCCTCTTTGTCGGAGAAGGCAACGGCTTTACGCTGATTGTGCATCCAGAGAGTATGAGGAATGAAAGCGAAACGAATATCCATTTCACTTGTTTGTCTCCGGTTCTGGCACTCTGATTAACGGTTTCCCTGCGGTGCCATCGTTATCCCTTTGTAAATGTACACTCCATTTAAGTTGATCCTGGAACGACCAGCTTTCCTTGCTTGCCTCGAACTTGTCCATTCGCTTGCTAAGCTCGTCGATCTTGAAATCGCTCTTATCCATTCGGCTGGTAATTGTATAAGTAGCGTTGACTATGGATGTTTTAGCTTCAGTTACAGAACTCACAATCCATAGAATTCCTCCAACAGCCAGGATAGCTAGTCCTATGGTCACTTTGGTGCTTGTATCAATAGGCACATGCATCCCTACAGAACTTCCTCCCAGTACACATTATGACTGCCAGCGTTCCAATCGTCCGGTTTACCTTGCCCAGGGTCTGCCTCGTTAGATGTTCCGGCTTTCAAGATGAAATGTTGCCCTGTGCTGATAACAGCCATCGAACCAATAGCGAATCCGATAGATGATTTGGATACCAGTTTAGGCGTAGTCGTTTTCAGTGAAACAACATCAGGGAAATACAATAACCCAGAAGCCGGTTGCGCCGGAGGCGGTATAAATCCGTCATCATCGCATTCGTCGGTTAACGTTGTAACCGTGTCAGATGGTCCAAGTAACCCATGCCACCGGCATTTTCTGAAACTGTAAGTAAACCCGTTCCCCTGCCTTAACAGCGCGTCCACCTGTTCCTGTAAAGCGTCATTGGCCTCGTTCAGCGCGTTAGCAGCTTTGGTATTGCGGATCTGAAGTTTAACTGGGTCATTCTCTTTATTATCGGTTTCCAGTAGTTTATCCGCGTAAGAAGCAGCCTTGACGTAGTGCGAAAAGATTTCAGGAAACAGGCATTGCCGCCAGTAAACCGTGTTAGGCGGATCTTGCGCCAGCGAATTGGCAATTGCCCTGTAACATTCGCCAGTGCTCTGCTGGTAAACCAAATCGCCAATGACGTAGTTCTTAGTCCCGATAAACGGAACCATAGTAAACTTGTCCAGCCTGATCTTGTATTTAAGAAACACGGTGTTCCCGCAATAACCCAGAACATCGATTCCTTTATCGCTCTGACGAAACCTCACCGATTGAGCGCATCCGTTCGTGCGCGGGTTAGAGTTCCACATCGCTATGGCTTCCCCGATCGGTCTTTTGCAAACCTGATCCAGTGCGATGTATCGGTCCACCGGGTCAAGAACCTCGAAATATGTGGCATTCGTAGGGAGAGTGCCAACAGGCGGATCAGTTACCGCGTCGGATTTTACCTTGTAATAACCGTAACCAGTCCCGAACTCGCCGCCCGGAACGAAACCCGTTCCCAGATAAAATAGTTCATCCGGTTTCCCGTCGCTACCAGACTTCAAAAACTGCCGCGTAACATTCCAGATCGTCCTGAAAGCGCGTTCCTCAGTCAAAGTCAGTTCCGACCATTCCCAGAACCGTAACGCTACGTCCACCCGTTCATTAGCGTGTTCAACAATGTTTCTAGAGGTAAAACTACTGACAGGGATTTGCGGGTCCATTCCGTCCCTGCGGAGTATCCCTTCGTAAACCGAGCGCCATGTAACTGTCCGAATCATGTTACGCGACTTGGGAAAAGTTTGGGGTTAGCTTCTTTAACCGACTGAACAAAATCCTTGTCCTGCCACGTTGTGTTGTGCTGTTTCATCATCTGGGTTGCGTACCACGGATGAATCACCGCGCACCTGCGCATCGGAGCGCCCTTACGAACTGGCTCATTAGCAAACTGGTCATTGATCTTTTTCTGTTCCCGTTCAGCTTCCAACGCTTGTTTTACCGCTTCGCGCCGCATCCATTTACGCATTTCAACCACGAGCGGTTTTTCGGAGGTTTTAAGGATGTGCAAGGTCATTGGATCAAGATTTTTCACGCACCCGAAATCAGCGATATGCCTGACCGCTTCCTCAACCACTAATGCCTCAATGGTCATAACGGGAAAATCACCGATCCGATGTGGCCAACGGTGCATTGGGTGTCCAAATAGATTTTGTAACCCAGTTCGGTTGCTCTCTGGCAAAACCACCAATCTTCGCTCAACCAGCGCCCGGTCTTTTGCTGAACGCCGACCGGCCAGAAATCCCATTCGGTTCGCCTTGTTTCGTCATCCTTGTACGTGATTTCTTTCCCGAACACTTCACGCATTTTCTCGAATACTTCCCGCGCAATCAGTGAAAACCCGAACCCCACATACATCACTTGCATGACCCCGTTTGTATCAGTCACGTCCTCTGGTTTGACGTTGGGCAAAGCGTTACAGACAACGTTGCGTTCCAGTGTCTTTTTGTAATATGCACCGCCGATAATCGGAACGTCATGCGACAAAATCCGATCAACGTTTTCTTCTGAGAACACTATGTCGCAGTCCAACCGCATCATGTGAGTGCAATCAGTGTCCAGAAAGTCACGGCTGAGTTTGTTGACTGCTCGCCCCATGTAGGGACAGCCGATAACGAAACTGGTCTGATACCCTCTGTTGATCAGTGTAGAAAGACAGGTGGCCGCCAACATCGGCGCTTCCCTGTAACACGGAACAGCAACGAACGGTTTAATCATGTTCGTCTCTCAGGCAGCGCCCCGACAGAGAATCAGGACGCCGCCATGAGAAGGTTAATGTTGCGGTTTAAGTGTAACCAGACCCGAACGGAGCAGCTTTGACCGTTGATTGGTCAGCTGCGCGTTGAACATCCAGAAGGATATACAACTGTCCTTTGTTCAGGTTTGATATAGACTTCGCTGCCATTGAGTTCAGAGTGATCTGTAACTGTGCAGCCGCAGTATTGATGAAGTTTGCCGATGCACCCGGCATCACATCAATTACTTCGGTTCCGTTCTTGTTGGTTTCAGATGCACTAATGAACCGTGTCGCGCTACTGGCATCGCCCAAGCTCAACGTTGTAGCGTTGAAATTGGCGTCTGCCGTGTTCTCGAACGGTGTCGTTAGATGCAGTTCAACCCGGCGAAGGATGTCGCTTGCTTTGAAAGCAGGACATCCAACCCAGCCAGCCGGCGAACCCGCTGCCGCAAACACTTGTGAAGTGTTATTGGCAATGCCGGGAGGAATATCCTGGTAACTGAAGTCAATGCGATGGGTAAACCCAGTCGCTGCTTTTTCTTCATTGGTAAGACTTGATACTCGACCCATAATCTTTTGTTCTCCTTTCTTAGGTGATAGCCACGTTAGGGTCGATCTTCAGATGACTCCGGGGATCGCCGTATTGCGGGGCTAGGATCGACTGAATAAGTCCACGCGGACCCGCGCCTTTATCTTCCTGAGCCTGATGAGTCAGGTAAAGGCCGCTTGGTCGCAAGTACATATTGTCCATGTCGAGGAGATATCCACGACCCGACAGAGCGCCGGTTGAAGTCCGCGGTGCCCATGACACAAGGTTGATGTCGATTGTGCCAAAGTCCGATTCCCAAAGATCGCTCCCAAAGTCGATGTAATTCTTTGACGAGTAATCGGTGTTATACCTCTGGGTTACAGCGGTATAATTGGTCATCGTTTTCTGGTACTTCTCGATCCTCGTGAAATGCCGTTTCAGAATGGCATCCACAAACCCTGAGAACTGCATGGCAGGTCCGAACAGATCAAACCTGTTTTGGAGCATCCCGTTGATGGTTTCACCGTCAAAGGTGATCGCACCGGATGTCATGAGTTGCCCCGTATAGATTTGAGCCGTAGGCGTCCTGAACTGGACGGGAACAGCGGTTTGCGTGTCCCCGAAGGTCAAAGGCGCACCGGCGCTGCCTGTGCTGGTTGCGTCATTCACGAAGCGGCCTAGACCCATGAACTCGCGCCCGTTCACGCCGTCATCGTCGCGGCTGTCCGCGTCCGACAAAAGACGCTGTTCGATGTCGCGTTTTTGTTCCTCGGTCTTTTTGACCACTTGTTTGTTGTACTTGCCGAAGTCCGCAGGCGCACGATTGACCGTGTTAGCCTCGACTGTTACGTGCGGTCGCCGCCAGAATTTCTGGGTGCGCCCGTACAGTTGGTATTGTTTATCTGTCTCGAAGTCGTCGGCATCCTTGTTTTCCGGTACGCCGTCCGTCATTCGACCGTCATAAGTCTCGATTGCCCATGAAAACAGCTTCACGTTCTCAAGATTTTCGCCCTTCTTTAACCGCGAGGTATAAACAGAAGCGCGTTTATCAATGTTGATGAACAGGTTGCTAAGATCTTCACGGACAATCTGGTCAGCAGTTGTGACCCCTGTCATTTAAGATTCTTTTGTCCTTCCTTAAAATTGATCCGTGGAAAAGTTTACTGGTTTACCAGTTGCGCCTTTCCACTTCTACGCTTGGACAGAATTGCGCCCACGTAAGCCTCTGCGCTTTCAGTGTCGCCTCGTTCCTCCAAGCGTTTTTCCAGCTTGGTTAGATCCGCGCCACGTCGAGTTGACTCGAACGCTCTCGATTTGGTGGCAGTAGGAGCCAGCTTGGTTTTTGAGCTTTCAACGATTCGTTTAACAGTTGCGTCCCCGTTTTTGCCGTTCTTTTGTCCATTAGCTTTCGATAACCGGATCTTCCGGCCTTCAATGAAATCGCCAATGCACATCAGGGCATCAGGGAAACGCATTATCTCAGGGAATTGCCTTAGCCATTGACCGGCTTCCTGTGACAACTCGCTGTCAGGATCTTTGAAGTCTGGATACGACTTCACAGCTTCAGCATCCATCTGAGCGCGTTGAACAAGAAGTGCGCGCCGTTGCGGGATTTCTTTCCGCAACCTGCGACCGGCGTTGATCTTGATTTGGGCTATCTGCTCACGGGTGAAATCCTGTAGAATATCTTTCCCGTTTGCGTCCTTACCCATAACAACGTCTTGAGCCCCGTCCGGGTGAGACTCGGCAAATTCCAGAACTTCCTCAATCTGTGCCTCGGCTGCCTGTAGCGATGCTTCATCGTGTACATCAGCCAAAGGATCGGAAACAGTAGGTCTGGGACGTTGCGCCACAGCTAATTGCTGTCTGTAAGCGTCACGCTCAGCCCGAACCTCATCCAGTTCAGCCTTGTAATCATCCCGTTCCTGGGTCCGCTGTTTGCGTTTACGTGTTTCATCCACGATACGCGCATGCAGCTTTTCAGGGTCAGTCTGTTTCGCGGCTGGTTTGGTTTCTTCCTCAGACTCGGTTTCTTCCTCTGCCCTTGAATCACCGTCCGTATCAGCGCCTTCGCTGATAGTAGGTGGTTCTTCCTGTTCCTGTTGTTCTTCCTCGTTTTTTGGCTCTTGAACCGCTGTCTCGGTCTGTTCCTCATCCTGTTCATGTTCCTTTTCGGAACTGACAGGGGAGTCACCAACTTCGATACCCATTTCCTGAGCTACCTTCATCAATTCAGAGGCAAAACCTCCTGTTGACTCGGTAGCTTCGGTTTTGGGTGCGGATTGTTCAGACGTACCTGTTCCCGTATCCTGCTTGGATGCCATCAGCTTTTGCCTCCTGATGTTGAGATAATGCCCGAAACGCGGGAACACGGCTTGTGCTCCACGTGGAACGTTGGACACCTTTTCACGTCTTACGGCTAAGGCGTCAGAAAAGTTGTAGGGAAATTATAGTTTGTATTACTTTCGTGTATGCAGCCAAAAATGACCAAGAGTTACCAAGCCAAAATCACTGAAGAATTGCACCACGAAATCTTCTTGTTACCGTTCAAACAACGACAGGAAATAACAAGAGAAGTCAGGCAGCTTTTGAAGTCAAAGGTTGGGGACTTGGCAAGACTCTTAGCCGAACGCGCTTTGGAGAATGGTTCGCAGACCAGCAACGGTCGCCCACCTTCCTGACCACTTCGCAGAGCAGGTGGTACGGGATTTCAGGGAAAATATCGTAAGACCGGCCGTCTCCACGTTTTATCTCCTGATACACCCCGCGTTGCCTTGCCTTTTCATCGACCATTTCCAGCGCGTAAATGAAAGCGCCGAAGTAACAAAGCTGTTTATCTGTGATTTTGACCGGCTCTTTTAAGAGTGCGCTCGCCATCGAACTAATCCTTTGTCATTGCTGCCTGTCTATCTGCCTCCATGTCGCCCAGAAGATTTGTTAACGCCTCGAACGCTCCGTTAGCCGCGAATGTCTCAACGGTTTTACCCTGAGCGCACAGAGCAGCAGCCCGATGCGCGTATTCCTGCCGTGTATCCTCGATTGTCTGGACAACAGCTCGCCAGAGAAGGGTGGTTTCAGAGACGGCAAATGCCGACCGCATCTGGTCTGGACTCATCTGGCCAAACGGCAGCACCAGAGTCTTAACAGTGTCAGACTGTTTTTTCCTTGGCATTTACGTGCTGTTTATCGGGAGCACCGGGGCGGGCAGGGGAACAAAGTCCGACCGAACACGTTGTTCGTGTGCGGATCAGTCCATGCCAGCGCGATTGCTACTGCAAACAGAACACCGATGATTATGGCTCTGATTTTCATGTTGTTAACTGGGGAGCTGCTTTGGGGTTAAACGTCTGGGTGGAAAGTGCGCGTCCAATCATCGGATTTTGTTGCGTCTGTTGGATCTGGTTCCGGAAAAATTCCAACCTGTTTTTAAGCATTTCCGCGCTGTCAGGGAGCATTTGCAACCGTTTAGCCATCATCGGATTTGGACTTTGAATCGTGTTGGACAAGAGCCATTGCATCCTAAGCTGATGATTGCCATACATCGGTTTTGGAGGTTCAACCCCTGACATGATCGAGTTGAGCGCACCGCGTTCCTCGTCAAGCTCGCGCTGGGTGGCTGTCTGTTGGTCGTCTGTAACCAGATCCGCAATATCAGGCTCAACAACTTCAAGCATTTTATTAAAGAACTTCGCCATGTTCGCAGTCCCGGCCTGATTGAACTGCATTGCCTGAGCGTACAACCCTATCTTTTCCTTGGCGTACTCCAAGTCTCGGTCACGCACATCGACTGTCGCCGAAATCTGGTATTGCCCCTGAATATCTTTCGCGCTCGCGTGAACACTTCCCCCTGCCACCTGTGCCATGTCCTGATCCGACTCGAACTGTTGCATCAGTTGGAAAGTCTGATCGACTGCCAGTTCTATCTCCTGCAACACGTCATCGGCCAATTCCTGTTTCCTGACGACAGACATATTCGGGTCAACGTTTGGTCCGAACATCCAATAACGCCTGTCCAATCGCGCCTGAACCATTTCAATGATCCCGGCCGGCGTCTGATCTATCGGGGGCAGGGGCGGATAACTGATGTCACCCGGTCGGAACGATTCCATGATGGCTTTAGGTCCCCACAAACTCTTAAACTCTCGGTGGTCCCCGGAAATATTAATTAAAAAGTTATGGATTAGATCAGTCCGATCTGTTAACCCATCCTGTTGAACCTTGATGTCCTGCTCATCCGTGTACGCTTCCTCGGCGATACCGCGACTGGAAAGAAGTGGGCGTTCCTCGAATGTGCGCCGGAGCGCAATCACTGGATATTGCTGATGATCGTATTCAGCCTTGCGATGTACCGCTACTGAATCCTTTACCGCAGCGCAGAAAACAGTCCGGTACACGCAAGGCACACCGTCAGCTACACTCTTGTAACGAAAATGATGAAGCTCAATCAGGTTGCGCCTGACCTGGTTCAACCCGTTGTAACGCCAGTCCCAGCCAAGTTGCATCCAGTCAGCAAACTCGCCCTTGTGTTCAAGTGCTTCCTCGACAAACAGGGGGTCATATCCATCTGTCCCGATTCTATCAACCAACTCGGATTCGGTCACAAACTCGCGTCTACTCACCCACCGGGCGAACTGAATATCGTCCGTCTCAGCCGGGATCATTATATCTTCCCCGTATTTAAGTGCAGACCATTTAGGTTTGTTAACAGTCAAATTTATCGTCGGAATCGCGCTCTGGCCTGTCTCCCGTAGTTCCCTGATGATTTGTCTGGCTCTTTCAGTATCCAGAACTTGCGAGAACGATTGGAGTAATTGTACGCCTTCCCGTTCAGAGTCAGGGTCGGTCACAACAGTTAAGAGTTGTTCGTTACCGGTTGCCCTTGCCAGTTCCGCAATCGTGTTGATGTCGATTGGGACATCCATGACTGTGCGTTGCTGTTCCCATTCGACCCAGAGAAAACTTAATCCAAACCCGAACCGCCACAGGAACGCCATTGTCAGTTCGCGGTTTATCTCTCGCCGCATTGACGTGTAGATCCGCCATTTTAGCGCCTTATCAGCCACGTTACGTTCCCGCCCGTACACGATCGGGCGAGTGGACATTGCCTGTATCTTGGCGTTCCAGAACGCCGCTTTCGCAAATGTTACATGCTCGTTAATGATGCCCTGAACAATCCGTGTACGGGAATCGGATGCGCCTTCCCACGGGAACGGTTCAACGCCGTTGTGCAGATGTTTGCGGCCATCCCAGAATTGATGATCCCATTCGCACCGCCACCAGCGTCTTGCCATTTCCAACCGTTGACAATACGTGTTGCCATCGGATTGCGCCTGTTGAAGTTCCTGGATTATTTCCGGTAACGGCGGTTCATCTACCGGCAGAGATTCGAGGGAACGTTGCGGGTCTGGGCGATTATTTACGAGGGAAAAACGAGATTTGTTCGCCCTCTTTCTGGCCATTTATCTTCTACAGAACAACGAATTACACAATTAGAAGTGTATTGTCAAGTCTTACGATACAATCTGTATGCCCACTGATCGTTTTCGAGTCTTGCCATGCCGTCCAATAGCGTTACAGCTTTTTGGGTGCTGGCGTAGTTGGAATCATCGAACCAGATCCACCCGCCTGAACGCACTTTTGGTCCATAGGTCGCCACATCGAAACACGAATTTTCTTCGTCGTGACAGCCGTCTATGTGCAGCACATCGATCGATTCAAACAAACTGGCAGCAACTGCGCTTGTCGCCTGAACAAGGACAGCGTGTTTTTGTAAGCTGTGCCTGTGTATCCCATCCACAGCCTGCAATCTTGCCCTCTCGATTTCCTCCTGGTTAATCTGCCATTCGTGGATTATCGAGGCATCATACGGATCTATCCCATAAATTACGCCCGCCCCGTTCTGTTTAAGTGCTAACGCTTGGGACAAAAACGAGCGTCCTGCGAACACTCCAACTTCAACAACTACACTCGGTTTTTTCCACAGGATAAGTTGTGCAAGATGCTTGTTCCTTAGCGCGTTTTGCCATCCCTGGCATACCCTGTGATCACATAACGCCTCAATCTCAGCCGATATCTCTTTCGCTGGTTCGTCCGGCCAATCCATCACGCCGCACGACCGCCTCTCCACACGTTAACATCGCTCCCCTGAAACCCGACATCGCTTAGAAACATCATCCGAACACAATCAATCGGGTCTTTAGACGCCCCTTTTTGTCCGTCCATCCCTGTCCAATGTTGAAGCGAATAAATCACGTTCGGACAGGTCTCTAATACCATGAGTTTCGGTTTGTTTATCCTCGACAACTCAGGGCTATGCTTCCCAATCTCAACGTTCCTGTCGAAATACAGAGCGTCATTAATCATGTCAATCGACCCGTCTTTAGCCCCTAAAATCCTGCTCTCAGGGACGCTGGCACGAAAATCCATCCCTATCTCTGCCATTTGCTCAATCAACGTAGTCGCACTCTCATGGCTCAACGTTGCCGACTGCGCGTACCTTGAATCAATCCAACGTTCCAAAATTTCTTCCTGCCCTTCCAACCCCAAAATCTCTTTCACATACCTGTTCAAACTGAACCCGAACGTTTTCTGTGCCGGACCCATTGCCCCGTCCGGCTTGGTCCCCTGAACCGTCCACGCACCAGGATCGCCTACTTCATCTATGAAACTGCCCCTGTGCCCGTGGCTAGGCCATTCACGGTAAATAATCCACTGGTCAGGAGCTGGACACGCGACCCAGATCATAAACCAATTCCTGCCCGAACACGGGTCAACGATGTGATACCTCTCCAAGTTTTTCTGTTTCGATACCACTTCCCATTCATCCAGTTTCATCACGTG